ATTGCATTCCGGCACAATGAACCTGACTACCTTTTTACAGACAGATGATTTCGATGCTGATATGGAAAACAACGGTCAGCCTCGCGTTATTGCAGAGGGCAATCGGAATGCCACTATGTCACGTTTTGCCGGTCGGGTCCTTAAGCGTTACGGGGATACCGAGGAGGCGCATCAATGCTTTTGCGAGGAGGCCGCAAAATGCTCACCGCCGCTGGACACACAGGAGCTTGCCACCATCTGGCGCAGCGCACGGGGTTTTTATCAGCGTATCCAGCGTCAGGAAGGATATGTGCCACCGGAAGTGTACAACTCCGATGTTTCCTATAAGCCCAGCGATTTTTCCGATGTCGGGCAAGCCACGGTGCTATCAAAATATTTCGGCAATGAACTGAGATATTCTCCGGCTACCCGTTACATCCGCTACTGTGAAAATTACTGGCAGGAAACTGAACCCGGCGCACAAGCTGTCGCGCAGGAACTTACCAGACGCCAACTGGACGAGGCGACCAACGACCTGTTGACCGCTACAAAAAAGCTGTCGGAAGTCGGTGCACAGGAAATATTGGACACCACTTCCAAGAGCAAAGCCGAAGCGCTATTTAATGATGAGCAGGCTGAAGCTTACGCCGCTTTCCTTGCCGCAAAAGCGTATCAGTCCTTTTCCATCAAGCGCAGGGAATCAAAAAATATCACAGCGACGCTGCGTGAAGCTCATCCCATGCTGGAAATCTCACCGCGAGATCTTGATACGGATTGTTTCCTTCTGTGTACACCCGCCGCTACCTATGATCTTCGCAAAGGTATGGATGGCGCAAGAGAACACTCCCCGGAGGACTATATCACGAAAATCACCACCGTTTCGCCCGGCGATAAAGGCGAAAAGCTCTGGAAGGATACCATCAACCTTATTTTCTGCGGCGACCAAGTTCTGATCGATTATGTGCAAATGGTCTGCGGTCTTGCCTCTATCGGCAAAGTATATCTGGAAGCGTTGATTATCGCCTACGGCGATGGGCGCAACGGTAAATCTACCTTCTGGAACGTAATCTCCCGTGTGATGGGCTTATATAGCGGAAACATCTCCGCCGATGCGCTCACCGTTGGATGTCGCAGGAACATTAAGCCGGAAATGGCTGAAGTTAAGGGCAAGCGTTTATTGATTGCGGCTGAGCTGCAGGAAGGTACACGCCTCAACAACTCGGTTGTAAAGCAGCTATGCTCTACAGATGATGTGTTTGCAGAGAAAAAATACAAAGACCCCTTCAGTTTTACACCCTGCCACACTCTGGTTCTTTACACAAACCACCTCCCTAAAGTGGGAGCTTCAGACGCCGGTATCTGGCGCAGGCTGATTGTGATTCCGTTCAACGCCAAGATTGAGGGCGAAGGCGATATCAAAAATTACGCTGAATACCTCTACGCCAATGCAGGCGAAAGCATTCTCGCGTGGGTTATTGAGGGTGCAAAAAAGGTTATCGACATTGATTATCATATTCCTCTGCCCAAATGCGTTAGTGACGCAATCGAGGCGTACAGGCAGGAAAACGACTGGCTCGGTCATTTCCTTGAGGAAAGATGTGAGCTTGGCGGTGATTTGCGAGAAAAGTCCAGCGACCTCTATATCGCATATAGGAATCATTGTGCCGAAAGGAATGAATTTGTACGCAGCACGACGGATTTCTACGCTGCCTTAGATAACGCCGGCTTCCAGAAGATAAAACCCAAGGGCTGGAGTTTCATTACCGGGCTTCGACTGAAGGTTGACGGTGGTGATTTTGAGGATTTCCTGAGCTGAAGGTGAGGGTCGATGAGGGTCAAATACTAAAAGTCCCTTTAGGAGTAAAAAAATCAGTCCATAGAGAGTTTTATGAAACGACCCTCATCGACCCTCACCCAATATGAAATTTGTGCGGTGGAGGCATGGATATGAGAGAAAAAACAATAGAAGAAAAACTTGTAAAAGCGGTAAAAAGCATGGGTGGCATTGCACTGAAAATATCGTCGGCAAATTATGACGGGATGCCCGACCGCCTTGTACTTCTCACTGATGGGAAGCTGGCGTTCATAGAACTGAAAGCCCCTGGCAAAAAGCTGCGTCCTTTGCAGGAAAAGCGAAAAAGACAGTTAGAGGCACTTGGCTTTTTAGTATTTTGTATTGACGGCATAGACCAGATTGGAGGGATACTCGATGAAATACGATCCACATGACTATCAGACCTACGCCACAAATTTTATTCTTGAGCATCCCATTGCGGCAATCCTGCTGGATATGGGTCTTGGCAAAAGTGTCATTACTCTCACCGCCGTAAATGACCTGCTGTTCGACAGCTTTGAAATACACAAGGTTCTCGTCGTGGCTCCTTTACGGGTAGCGCGTGATACATGGCCTGCGGAACTTGAAAAATGGGAGCATCTGCACGGACTTGTTTATTCCGTAGCAGTCGGAAGCGAGGTTCAGCGCAAGGCAGCTCTGATGCAAAAAGCTGACATTTATATCATCAACCGAGAAAATATCGAATGGCTGGTAGAGAAAAGCGGTTTGCCGTTTGATTACGATATGTTGGTGGTCGATGAGCTATCATCCTTTAAGTCCTATCAAGCGAAACGCTTCAAAAGCCTTTCGTCGGTGCGGCCGAAGGTGAATCGCGTGGTCGGTTTGACCGGCACTCCTTCCTCCAACGGTCTGATGGATTTATGGGCAGAGTTCCGGCTGCTGGATATGGGTAAAAGGCTCGGTCGGTTCATCACCCATTTTCGCAGTGATTATTTCGTTCCAGACAAGCGCAATCAGCAAATTGTATTCAGCTATAAGCCGAAGCCGGGTGCGGAGGAAGCTATATACCGTCTTGTGTCGGATATCACCATCAGCATGAAATCTACTGACTACCTCAAAATGCCGAAATGTGTCTTAAACGAAGTTCCGGTGCGCCTTTCCGAAAAAGAGATGGAATGCTACCAGATATTAAAGGACGATTTGATTCTTAGCCTTGACGGGCAGGACATTGACGCTGCTAATGCCGTGGGTCTTGCCAATAAATTGACGCAGATGGCAAACGGGGCTGTTTATGGTGAGGATAGCAATGTAATCGCAATACATGATCGCAAACTGGATGCCTTGGAGGATTTAATTGAAGCCGCTAACGGCAAGCCCGTCCTGGTAGCTTACTGGTTTAAACACGACCTCTCTCGTATTGAGGAGCTTCTGCACAAACGTCATATTCCGTTTTCCAAGCTGGACACCGCCGATTCTATCAAACGATGGAATAACGGCGAGCTGCCTGTAGCACTGGTTCATCCGGCTTCAGCAGGGCATGGCTTGAATTTGCAATCCGGCGGTTCAACCCTTATCTGGTTTGGCTTGACTTGGAGCTTAGAGTTGTATCAGCAGACCAACGCGAGGCTTTGGCGGCAGGGCCAAGAATCCGATACCGTGGTGATCCATCACCTCATCACCAAGGATACCATCGACGAAAAGATCATGTCGGCTCTGAAAAAGAAAGACAGAACACAGTCCGCATTAATTGATGCCGTAAAAGCGGACTTGAAAATCTAAGAAAATCTACGACAAAATATGACAATCCGTGCCAATCCGAGTGAAACAAAAATATCGGAGGTACAGATTATGAATCCTTATGAAGAATTAGCAAATGCCATTGTGTTGCAGGCAGTGAAGGACTATCGGCTGCATGACAATGAAAAGGAAATCGTCAGTCTTGAGCGTTTTTTCCGTTCCGATTGGTTTGGTGTCCTGACGAGTATTGACCCGGAAATGTTGATAGCCAAGCTGAGAAAGGAAAAGGTGCGCTATGAATACTAAAACCTACCTTTCTCAGGCACGCTACCTTGATATGCGCATCAAATCCAAGCTTCAGCAGGTGGATTCCCTAAACGAACTGGCGACAAACTGTTCATCGGTCTTGACAGGTATGCCCAGGAACCCCAGCCCTTCTACTTCCCGCATGGCTGATGCCATTTGTAAGATTATCGACCTGCAGAACGAAATTAACTTTGACATAGACACGCTGGTTGATCTAAAGAAAGAAATCATGGATGTCATCAAAGCCGTGGTGAATCCGGAGCACCAGACTCTTTTGGAGAAACGCTACCTCTGTTTCCTTTCCTGGGAGAAGATTGCTGTGGATATGGGCTACGACCTGCGTTACACACACAAGCTCCACATTCGGGCGCTGGAGGAATGTAAAATCCCTGCTTCTCCTGAAGTGGACATGAAAAGACACTGAAAGACACCTGCTTCTTATGATAGTATTATAATGGCGAAGAAGAATAGAGATGGCCTTCAGGGAGCAATCCTTGAGGGCTTTCTTTATGCCCGTGAGGAGGTGAACCCATGCCATATAAACCAAAGCGTCCCTGTGCCTACCCCGGCTGCGGTCGGCTTGCTGAGAGCGAGCAATACTGTGCCGAACATCAGAAAGTCATGGACAAACGCTACAACCAGTACGAACGCGACCCCGCTTCCAACAAACGGTATGGTCGTGCCTGGAAGCGCATCCGTGACCGCTACATCAAGTCGCATCCACTCTGTGAGGAGTGCGAGAAACAAGGTAGGCTTACCCCTGCCGAGGAGGTGCACCACATTCGCCCGCTCTCTAAGGGCGGCGGCAATGAGAAGAGTAACCTTATGGCTCTTTGTAAATCCTGCCACTCAAGGATTACTGTCGAGAGCGGTGACCGATGGGGAAAATGAGGCATCGTATACATTTTGGTACGATACCTCAAAGCAATTTGTTTGATACGGTCACTCCTGGTGGGGGCGGTGAAATCTCCAGGACTTACCAATGCGGACAGCGGCGTGGGGCTCCGTGTTGAAAAATGCGCAATCAAACGACCGAATAGCCCCAGCACGCAAGGAGTGTGATAAATATGGCCAAAGACGGCACCAACAGAGGCGGCGCTCGTGTCGGCGCGGGCGCAAAAAAGAAGCCTCTCGCCGACAAAATATCTGCCGGCAATCCCGGCGGCAGAATATTAACTGTGATGGAGTTTTCCGACACGGCAAATCTACAAGGCACTGAAATGCCGGAACCAAATAAAATGCTCGAAGCTGTACAAAAGGACGGCAAAACGCTTGTCGCCGCTGACATTTACAAAAACACATGGCACTGGCTACATGAGCGAGGTTGTGCGGTGCTCGTCTCTCCACAGCTTTTGGAACGCTACGCCATGAGCGTGGCTCGTTGGATTCAGTGCGAAGAAGCTGTTACCGAATATGGTTTTCTGGCGAAGCACCCCACCACGGGCAATGCGATTCAAAGTCCCTATGTGGCGATGGGTCAAAACTATATGAACCAAACAAACCGCCTGTGGATGGAAATTTTCCAAATCGTCAAAGAAAACTGCACCGGCGAATACAGCGGAGCCAATCCCCAGGATGATGTGATGGAGCGGCTGTTGACCGCCCGGAAAGGAAAATAACATATGATTACTTATAAAACAGCAGAAAGTGTCTGCGCCGGACACCCGGATAAACTATGCGACATCATTGCCGACAGCATCCTTGATGCCTGTCTGCGCAAAGACAAATCCTCCCGTGTCGCCTGCGAGGTCATGGCGACTAAGGGCAAAATCATCGTTGCGGGCGAGATCACCTGCGACGGCAAGGTTGATATCCGCTGGGAAGTGCGTGAAATCCTCCGCAAGGTCGGCTACAATCCGTGGAAGTTTACGGTTTTCGTATTCGTCCATAAACAGAGCAAGGATATCGATGCCGGAGTGACCACCGCCCTTGAAGCCCGAAACGGCAGTGAAGAACGCTACTCATCTCTCGGTGCTGGCGACCAGGGCACCGTATACGGATATGCCACCAACGAAACCCGCGAGATGCTTCCGCTGCCGCTGGTGCTGGCGCATAGAATTTGCAAGCGTGTGGACGCTGTTCGCAAGGACAAAATCGTCAAAGGCATTTTGCCTGACGGCAAAGCGCAGGTCACGGTGGAATATGAGGACGGTAGACCTAAGCGTGTGAAAACCATTGTGGTGTCCGTTCAGCATGGCAAGGATAAAACACAGGAGCAGCTTTACTCCGACATCAAACAGAATGTGCTCTGGCAGTGTTTTGAGGACTTTCCCTTTGACGATGACACCGAAATTCTCATCAATCCCTCCGGCAGATTTGTCGAGGGTGGACCTGCCGCGGATACCGGGCTGACGGGCAGAAAGTTGATGGTGGATACCTACGGAGGACTTGCTCTTCACGGTGGCGGAGCATTCAGCGGTAAAGACCCGACGAAGGTCGACCGAAGCGGCGCATACATGGCACGGTACATCGCAAAAAATATTGTATGGAGCGACTTGGCTGAAAGATGCGAGGTCGCTCTTTCTTATGCCATCGGCAAGGCTGATCCTGTGGCGGTTGACATCGACGCTTTCGGCACGAGCGCCCTCACCAATGAGGAACTGCGCGAAATCGTGCTATCCGTGTTTAACCTGCGTCCGGCGGCAATCATCGAAAAACTGCGTCTGCGCAATGCCATCTTTGAGGATACGGCAGTTTACGGACATTTCAATTCCTGTCTGTTCCCGTGGGAGGATGGCAGTGTTCATTACAAAGAACTGAGAAAGGCGGCGGAGAAATATGCTGATAGAAAAGATTCAGACTGAGCGGCTCATCCCCGCCGACTATAACCCCAGAAAAGACCTCAAACCGGGCGACCCGGAATACGAAAAGCTGAAACGTTCTCTTGAGGAGTTCGGCTATGTCGAACCCGTTATATGGAATAAGACCACCTCTCATGTTGTTGGCGGTCACCAGCGCTTAAAGGTGCTGCTTGATATGGGCATCACCGAGGCCGAGTGCGTGGTGGTCGAGATGGACGCCGAGAAAGAAAAGGCGCTCAATGTTGCGCTCAATAAAATCAGCGGTGACTGGGACAAAGATAAGCTGGCTCTACTCATCGCCGACCTGCAGGGTACGGACTTCGATGTGTCGCTCACCGGCTTCGACCCCAGCGAAATCGATGACCTTTTCAAGGATTCGCTCAAGGATGGCATTCATGATGACGATTTTGATGTGGATGCCGAGCTGCAAAATCCTGCTATAACAAAGCCGGGCGATGTGTGGCTGCTCGGCCGGCATCGGCTGGTCTGCGGTGACTCCACCAAGGCCGATACCTTTACCACTCTGATGGACGGAAAGCTGGCAAATCTGGTGGTGACCGACCCGCCCTACAACGTCAACTACGAAGGTGCGGCGGGTAAAATCAAAAACGATAATATGGGCAATGAAGCGTTTTATGCCTTCCTGCTTGCGGCGTTTACGAACACCGAGGCGGTGATGGCACAGGACGCTTCTATTTATGTATTCCATGCCGACACCGAAGGGCTGAACTTCCGCAAGGCATTCTCGGACGCTGGCTTTCAGCTTTCCGGGTGCTGCATCTGGAAAAAGCCGTCGCTGGTGCTTGGACGCTCACCATACCAATGGCAGCATGAGCCTGTGCTGTTCGGCTGGAAGAAAAAAGGCAAGCACAACTGGTATACAGACCGCAAGCAAACCACCATCTGGGAGTTTGAAAAGCCGAAGAAAAACGCCGACCATCCGACCATGAAGCCGATTGCACTTGTTGCC